TTGCCGCTATATTGTACATTATATTTGTATTATCTTCGAAAATGCAATTAATTCCAAACTTGGTGTTTTTAGGTTCTCTTTTTATGATTTATGTAATAAATACGCAACGATTATATTGGACGAATCGTCAGAGTATTTCTTCTTCTACTGAGGATATGATTAAAATTATTGAGAAATCTTTTATCGGAGGATGCGCTATTGTATTCATATACGGATTGAGTGACTATTACATGTACCAAAAACGCCAATATGGGTCTTCATTCCGACTGAAGACCTTTATTTTAGGGAAAAATGAGTGTCACTCATAAGAGTCTCACAATTGATATTTTATTTTTTAGTTTGATTTTTTTAGAAAACAGCAGTTCTCATTTGATGTGTAAAAGAAGTAGAAAACCTACTTGAAATAAAACCAGAAATCCAGATATTTGGGAAAATACATATACATAGACAGACAGACAGACAGACAGACAGACAGCCGCGAAATGTAGGATTCTTCTCGGATACGTCGATCAGGGTACACAAATAATCGAAACGGTATATATAATTGATATAGACAAAGAGTTAATGAAAACTAGCGACCCCACTTGTTCGTTCTTTTTCTACGGGTTTGACCGCTTGCAAATGTAATTCATTTAAATATGGAAGTTTATCTGGGTTTTTCCAATAAAATTTCATCAATTTATATACTTTGCTGTCATATGAAGACACGCCAGAAGACAGATATGGTAATTTATTCTTTCGCATCAGTCGATTCACCACTATATTTGTACAGGGGTCGCACTCTGTTCCATAATGTCCTAACGGATGCAACCACCACGAAAGTGAAGTCCATGACATAATCTGATTTCGGCTTTTGTTTGTTCGAGCCATTTTGTATGTATAATTGATTTATGTTTATGATATCTTTGTTTTTCTGAAATCTCAAAGGCGAGTCCACATTTTTCCAGAAAAAAATTGAACGCATATACGGTAGAAAAAAGGATAATTGTGTACGTTATCAGAGAAAGAAAGAAAGAAAGAAAGAAAGAAATCAGTAAAAAAAATTGATTTTATAATCAGAAATTATATTACTTTCATATATTTGTACAATAGTGCTTACACCGATATAATAAATAAATCTGTTACCAACAACTATGGTATCTACACGACAACAAACTCTTATAAATAGTCTTATGGTAACTCGTTCAGGACGATATATCCAATTCGTAAAAAATATATCGCTACCTAAAACAAAGCAAACAAAGCAAACAAAGCAAACAAAGCAAACAAAGCCAGACGAGATCGAGATCAACACTGAACATATAGATTTCGACGATGCCCATAACAGCTGGATGGAAAATAAGCGACGTCTAGGAAACGGGACATATGTATATATCTGTGGAAACACTCTGAAGAATGGGAACAAATGTAAACGCGCACAATGCGACAAGAATGGGTTTGCCAGTGGATGTAAAATACACTATATGTGGGAGGAGAAGCAACACAAATATATCTACGACGATTGTAGTCCTAGTCTTAGTCTTAGTGTTTTTGAACTGGTACACTAATAACGCACGTAAATAAGTCTTTGAGACAAAACATATTAAACATTTCTGTCGTTATTTAAGTATATTAAATAAAAGTTTCTTCTTTTTTCTTTTTTTTAAACAATGAGTATGTATGAAGAATATTTTCAGTTGACACGAGAAAATATTGCGAAATATGGCCAAGAAACGATTGTATTACTACAGTGTGGTGATTTTTATGAAATATATGGTACAATCGATCCTGACACGGGTGATATCATTGACAGTCAAATGGCGGTTATAACCGAACATTGTTCTCTCGCGACTTCCAAAAAAGGACACTTTTATCAAGAGCGTGAATTAATGATGGCAGGGTGTAACTTGATTGCCATTGAAAAATATTTACAACAAATGGTGGAATTTGGTTATACTGTATGTATTTATGTGCAAACCGACGACTATTGTAAGACAACAAAGAAAAAAGTTCGTAAACTAGATTCGGTACACTCTCCTAGTACATATATCACATTTGATACGTCAGACAAAACGCAACAAACTAGTAATCACGTCATGTGTATCTGGTTGGAAACCGCGTTCTCTACAAGACACGTCAATAAGATGGTATACGGAGTTGCTGTACTTAATAGTTATAACGGGCAGACGTCTATGTATGAGACAATGACTGACGAGAAAATACACGCCACTACTTTCGACGAATTAGACAAAATTGTCTCGATTTATCGTCCAAAAGAATGTATCTTAATCACCAATAAAGAACACAACTCGGAAGAAGACAACGTATTGAGAGACGCTGTCTCTCAAAATAGCGGATTGTCTCAACATCTACCGAATACAAAGATACACGCATTTGATACAAATGATATTGTAGGTAAAAAATGCAGTAAACAAACCTATATACAGCAAATTCTAAACGCCAAATTCGGGGATGAATGTTTCCAACAATGTCGCGAGTTTGTACAGTACACGATTGCAACTCAAGCATTCTGTTTTTTACTGCATTTCATCGAAGAAAGAAATTCCAGTTTAATCAAACATATATACATGCCAGTATTCCATAATGTGTCTCAACGAATGCATTTGGCGAATCATACGTTGAGACAATTGAATATTCTATCAGATGATTCTGAAGATGGAAAGAAAATGGGAAATCTGAATTCTGTGCATAGTTTCTTAAATAAATGTTGTACAGGAATTGGAAAACGCCGTTTTCAATATTTGATTACACACCCCTGTTTTGATGAACAATGGTTATCGACCGAATATGATATGATGGACCACATAATAAACACCACTGATTCTACTGTACTTATGTTGTCTCAACGGAAAGTATTGTCTCACGTGTGTGATATGGAAAAAATCAGTAAACAAATATCATTTCAAAAGATATTTCCATCCACTGTACATAATTGGTACAAGAGTTTATTGAAAACCGAACAATTATTCAATTGTTTTGCAGAAATGCCTAAAGTTGCAGAATATTTATGCACACCCGAATTCTATCGAACCTTTCAGTTAGGGAAACCCAAAAATCAACAATTTCACCAGAATATCACGAATATTATTCACTATTTGGAAAGTCATCTCCATTTAGAAAGATGTGCATCTATATCTTCATTAGTCAGTTTTGAAGAAAATATTATTCCTAAAGGAATTAATACCGAAATCGATGAGATGACAACTGATTATGAGACAACTTGTGTACAGTTAGATATCATACAAGCCTTTTTCGAGAAACTCATGCCCCAAGGACGCACCGAGTGCATAAAACGGAATAAAACAGAGAAAAACGGCATTAGTTTACAGTTAACCAAACCAAGATGTGAAATGTTGAAAAAACAAATAACTAGTACGTATGCTGTAGATGCAAAAATCAGTCTCTCAAGTGGAGTAGAATTTCGATTGAATGATATTCGATATGTGCTCGCTAAAAGTAATACAATGGAGATTGTGTTTCCATTATTGAATAATACCTGTACAAAAATCACCAATTTCAAAAATACGCTAAATCAACAGATTAGTTTGGAATATTTACGGATAATTAGAGAAATCGATGAAGAGTATTCCGAGACAATGGATGCGTGTAGTCAGTTCATTGCAAAGTTAGATGTTTTAATATGCAAATGTTTCATGGCATCACAGTACAGATATGTACGTCCTATTATTGATAAACACGCGTCTAAATCTTATTTCGATGTTAAGAATTTGAGACACGTGTTAATCGAACAACTAGTCAAGCAAGAATTATACGTCACTAATGACGTATGTTTAGGTAAATCACTCGATAAAAATTCGGTCGACGGTATATTATTGTACGGTACAAATGCGGTAGGAAAAACGTCGATGATTCGGGCGTGTGGTGTCGCCATTATAATGGCACAAGCAGGTATGTATGTTCCGTGTACAGAATTCGTTTACAAACCGTACAAATCGATTTTCTCTCGGATATTGAGTAATGATAATTTGTTCAAGGGTTTATCCACTTTTGCAGTAGAAATGTCTGAATTGAGGGTTATATTAAACAATGCAGACGAAAATAGTTTTGTACTAGGTGATGAATTATGTTCAGGTACAGAAACCGAATCGGCAATTAGTATTGTAATGGCGTCGTTAGAAGAACTGCATCGTAAAAACTGTACACTACTATTTGCAACACATTTCCACGAATTAGTGGATTATGCAGAATTGAAATCATTGGCTCGAATTCAATTAAAACATTTGGCGGTTTATTACGATAAAGAAGCGGATTGTCTCGTTTATGATAGGAAAATACGAGATGGTCCTGGAAAACGGACATATGGACTGGAAGTATGTAAGTCTCTCTATTTGCCAGACGATTTTATTGAACGTGCATTTAAAATAAGGAAAACCCATTTTGAGGAAAATAATGGTATCTTGGAATATAAAGTGTCTCATTTCAATTCAAAGAAAATCAAAGGGAAATGTGAAATGTGCGGGAAGTACAGTAAAACAAATGAGATACATCATTTACAAGAACAACATTTGGCAGATGAAAAAGGGTATATTGATGGTATGTTCCACAAAGATCATACTGGTAATTTAATTACAGTATGTCACGATTGTCATGACCGCTTTCACGATAAAGAACATCATCAAGACAATATATCCATTATATACGAAGAAGACACAATGTCTCATTTGACAGGAGACGAAAATGGAAATGGAGACGATGATGACTACTCTCCTACCGTACAAACAAAAAGAGTGGTTCGGCGTAAGAAGACAAGCAAGGGATACAAGATCATAGAACAATTCGTGTGATTCCTTTTCATTAGAAAATTGATTTGCATTACATGAAATAATATGAAATGAATATATTTTTGATTAGAGTATACTCATTTCTTTGATTCTACTATTTTACTATTCTTACAATGCAAAACGATAATACATATATCGAAAACGAAAACGAAAACGAAACAGACACCGATAACGAGGGAATGTCAGAGTCTGGCTATAGCGGTATGCCTTCTTTGATTGATATGAACGAGGAAATCGAACCTTTTACAAGACCTCGTTTAATTTCATTAGAAGGTAATATAGGTGCAGGTAAATCGACTTTCATAGAACACATGAAGTCAGTATTCCAAGACTATGACGAAATATTATTCATACAAGAACCTGTAGATATATGGGAAAAAATCAAACAAAATGGGAAAACAATGATCGAACTCTTTTATGAAAATCCGAAAAAGTATGCTTTTGCATTTCAAGTAATGGCGTTTACAACGAGACAAAATATTATACGGGATGCAATTTTGGAAGCTGTACAACCTCATTCAAAAATAAAAACAATTGTAATGGAACGGTCATTGGAAGCTGATCGCAATATATTCGCCCAAATGCTGCACGACGATGGACAATTAGAATCGTGTGAATTTGAAGTATATAAAATGATGTCAGACGTGGGGTTATTCGAGAGTTCTGTGGATGGAATTATGTGGCTAACCACAGAACCTGACGAATGCGAAAGACGCATTCGAAATAGAGGCCGTGACGGCGAACAAGATATATCTTTACAGTATTTGGAACAATGTGCAATTTACCATCGACAATGGTTATGTTCCGATTTAGATTTCGCATTCCGTATAGATGATGACAAATTTACTGGTAGTAGTAGTACAGCACCGATTAAAAAATATAGTGATAGCGATAGCGATAGTGATAGTGATAATGACGAAATCATACCACCTGGAGAACCATTGGATTGGGATTTATTACGACAATTTATACTTCTTTAGATTCTGGTTCGCTATCGCTATCTGAATATGATTGATTTTCATCACTCCATACCTTTTGCCGTTGCACTCAATTTTTGTTTTGTAAAATATCGTCGTTTACACTCTGTATTCTTTCTGACTTTAATTCATTGTTTTTTGCTACTTTTTCTTCTTTTTTTTTGCCGACTATTCCTCCCCCTTTTTTCTCCTTCTCATCCTCCTTCTCCTCCTCCTTCTCCTCCTCCTCCTCCTCCTCCTCCTCCTCCTCCTCCTCCTCCTCCACCTC